CCGGGTTAGCGATCATTACGGTTGCGACATTATTCTGCAAAGTCGTACCGACAACCGGCGCGGAAGCAAACCATAAAAATTGATTAAGAAGATCCTGGGCAGTCTGGCAGCACGTCTCGACGATATCTGACGAATAAAGGGCATCGATTCCAAGGTTGGCTCTTAGCTCTGCCTCGGTGACGTAAGTTGCCGGCACAATGATCTCCTTAGTTAAAAAGGTCGGTAGGGCTCAAAGGGCTAAGAGCCCTACCGACTATTAGGGTTTTACTTATGCCTTTAGGTAACGAACGATACCGTTAGGCATTTTTGCGATTGTTGCCATAAATCCGTAGATCGCTACCTGAACCTGTAGGTTAGATACTACGTTTACTGACATATACGCTTGAGGTGAACGGTAAACAGTAAACGCCTCAGGTGCCAAAATGATTGCTGAACCGTCGTCTACTGTTGTCTCTGTAAAGTTCTTGTCTACGTATAGATCAAGTCCTAGTACGTTACCGCGAATAGACTGAGGGCCTACCTGTCCGGCTGCGTTCATTGGTTGGATAGCGTTATAGATAGGTCGCTTTGTGGTATCTGTCGCGCCCATCAATAGCTGCCATTGTGCAGCGTTACCGATGTAGTTCTGAGCAAAATAGCCTGTGTTTTTGTAGATGGTTGCTGCTGCTTGTGAAGTGTAAGCAATAACTCCATCGCTGTCGGCTGTAGTAGCTGTTGCAGCTGTACTAGCTGATAACAAAGCTGCTACTACTGTTGTATCAATAGTAGTTAGGTATGCGTTCTGTAGTTGCTGAGTTAGTTCAGCGTAGAAGTTAGGATCTGAGCGCTCTAGCAATTCTACGGAGATCGTATTCATACCTGCGTACTTGTTTACTGTACCTGTTAAGTATTCTGTAACCATACCTGTATTAGATACGGCTCCAGCTTCTGCCTCTACTGTGACGGTCGGTGCAACGCCTGAACCGCCACCAGCTGAGGTAACGAGTGATGGGACATTTATGGTCATACCGCTGGAGGGCAAAACTCCCTGACTGCAGGCATCAATGGCCGGTGTTCCAAAACGAGTATTAGTTACAAACTCTGTTAGGTACTGAGTTGGATTAAATGCTGGGTTAGTTGAAAAGCTATCGTCTGCGGCAGTTACATAAAGACGAGACTCATCGCTACCTAGTGCAGCTTTGATCTTGTGCTCTGTGTATGTAGCCATTGATGTAATTGGTGTACGGACTCGCTGAGAATCCAATACTGAGGGACGAATGATCTTACGAGCGGCTTCGACTTTTTCAGCCTCGACCGGTGTATCTACCGGAGTCTCCTCCGGTGTATTTTCTGGGGCTGTAGTCACAGCTTCCTCGCTTTCGGTTTCTGTTTCGGTCTCTACGATTGTCGTATTGATCGTTGTGGTTTTGGTGCTTGTGCTTGTTGCAGCTTCGAGCGCAGCTCGTGCCGCAGCAATATCAGTTACGGAGGCGCTGGAGAAAGCGGCACTCTCGACGAGGCTAACTTCCTTGAGGACCGCAGCCGTTACTAACAGGTAATCTCCCATTGGCTTCGAAGCGGTTACATCCACTCCGACGGATAAGCCACTGACCAGATTTTCCTGAGCGAGTACGAGCGCATCTTGTCCTCGAGTGCTACTCGAAAGCTTAAACGATCCGTATACGCCTTCGGTAGAGTCGCTAAAACTAATAGCGCGACCTACTGGCTTATCGGATTGATGCTGCATAAGTAATTTAATACTCGAGGCTTCGGCGTAAGTGATTGAGCCGCGCTCAAACATAACCGGGCCTGCACTTGTAAAACCGATCTCGCCATATGGTGCAACGAGTCCGGAGATCATCCGGCGCTCTGTATCGGCGGCCTGTATCTCTTGGCTAAACGTTAGTAGCACTTGTATCTCCTAGCGGTGTTAGTTGCTCCATTTGTCGGGCTTGATCTACGTTAATTAAATCTAGATTTAACATTTTCTCGATGATTTCTAAACGCTCCTTAGCATCTACACGTAAGAAAGTATCATCGACGGCAAAGCGGACCTGATTAGATCCGTTTGTTATATCGTTCATTGAGAGACGATCCTCAATAGCCGAGATGTAAGGCTGCAAAGAATAAGCTACAAATTCTTTACGACCGTCTAAAATATTTTGGTACGTCATGGAGTTATTCATGTCCGCGCTAATTAAATAACTTGGCACGTTCATCGCGCGGCTAATTTCGGTAGCGAGGTACTGAGAAAATTCGGAGTAGG